GGGGCTTCAGTATTAAGCCCTCAAAGGTCAGACCATGAATATATTGACATGACTAATTTTAACGATCTCTTTATTGCAATAAAACCGGGTAATAGTGGAAACTTTGCTATTAGTGCCGTTATGGGGCCGGATACCTACAATTTTGCTAATCTAAACCCAGTAGATGCAGCAGCAAATTTAAGATTTGCTAATAATGGTGCGGTTGGTTCTGATGGTCTTGATAAGGTTTTAGATGATAGTGCTGAGGGTTTAACTGCTAACGTGTGGAATATATTATCTATTCAAGGAAGGGCTAGAGGTCAAAAGCTACTACAGTTTAAGATAACTAATAATATTGGTGGTGCTACTAGTATACAGTTCGCATCCTTAAGGGTGGTTTAATGCCTAAGTTTTGTTCTGAGTGCGGATCTCCTATAACATATAGAGAAAGCCAGGCGCGTAAAATTATAGCAGGGGCTAAGAAACCTAAACGTAAACTATCAGCCTGGAACAAATTTGTTAAGGCTAACAGTAAAAAGAAGATCTATAGATACGCTAATGGCAAATTAAAATTAAAGAAAATGGGTATAGCATTTAGGAAAAGGCGCAAATGAGCGGTTTAAGCAAGCTAATAGATGCGTTATTCCGGGGTCAACAAACTTTAGAAGCGTTTAAGAAACTACGAGACGACGATGATAGCTGAATTATACTTGATATTAGATTTGTTGGGGGACACCGTGGGCGATACTCCTATTTCACCACCCCCAACAAGTCAACCTAAACCTATTGCAACCAAAACATATGGCGTAACTACACAATCCGGTAACGGGCTTGGAGGTGGTTTGTTTGAAGTAGGAGAAACAACTGAAATTAAACAGCAAGTAATCATACCGCCAATAAGTCCCGCCGATTATCCCCAATGGTGGTTAGATGCTACCGAAGGGATCCCCGTGACAAGTTTACCGCCCGGTGTAAGACCCGGCCAATAATGCCAATTACTGCAATTCCTAGAGGGGTAGAACTGCGTAAAATTACGGCAGTCCAGAAAAAGGCCTTAGATGATTTAATCACTAAAGAAAGGGGTTCTAGTGCTCTAACAACTGCCATACTAGTGGGTATTCCGTCAATTATAGCAGGTTCGGCGGTGTTAGCGTATGTTTTCAAAGAAGAAGCTAAATTATGGTATGAAGATAAAAAAGGTGAATTTGTAGAAGCAATTAAAGAGGTGGTAGAAAAAACAGGTGGCGGAATTGTAGACGTTGTGCTAGATGTTGGAAACAAAATATTTAGGAATGACCCGATGACACCCGAGGTAATAGGAAATCAGACTTTTACCCGTTGCGTTCGTTGGGAACTTGACGCGGTTGACGTGTTAACCGCTGTTCAAAAAGGTAATTTAACAAAAAAAGAAACAATACAAGCCGCATTAAATATAAAGTATATTGCGAAAAATATGAAAGAAGAAGGATGCTCCAGGCCTTCGGCAATATCTGAAGACCAGTGGAAACAATCATGAACCCTGATTTAATTATTCTCTTTGTTGGCGAGATCGCAATTATCCTATTTTTGTATAAGTTCGTTTTTCGACAGATGATAGTGACACATTGGGAGGAAAAAATAGCCGAGGACCAATGGCTAACAATTAATTTAAAACCTGTTATTGACGAAATAGAGGATAGGATGCATGGAAAACTTGAAGACTTCCAATCTTCTTTTTTTGGTTCCGTTGGCAAAATGGTTCAAAAAGGGAAAGAGTTAGACCCGATGAACGGAATTAGAAAAGCGGCCAAAGATGGGGACTGGACTTCGATGTTGGTAGAGTATGCCGCAAATAAGGCAGGTATTGGGGGTGTTTTGGGCAATTTAGGCCCTAAAGAGGGGGTAAAACAGCCCGAAACTGCCCCTAAACCGGCCATTCCTAAATCAATTAAAGACATTTTTAAGCTATAATATTATAATAGTATTATTAATGAAATGAATATGTCATCTTATTTTCTATTTTTGTATTAACCTTTCTTTTTCTAATTATAGAATAATAGTATTATAAAGGCTAACCTATTAGTTCAAGTAGGAGTATCATGGTAAATAAACTATTTGACACAGATGAACCAGCAATAGAAGGTTATTATTATCTTCTTGATGAAATACAAAAGCATCATAAATATCCAATTGGGATGCATACACAACCAACGGATCTACATGACGCATTGACTTTAGTATTTCAAACCTTATTAGTGCATTACAGAGGGCCACAATGACTAAATTTACAAAATTTGATGGCAAATACTGTCCTGATTGTAACGCTAAACTTCATTTAAAAGACACATTTTATTCTTGCGGAAAGTGTGAGATAGATTTTTTTGAAGATGAAATTAAAATTAAGTTTCAAAAGTCCGTTGTTGTAGGCGTAACTAAAACAGGTAAACTAATACATCGAGTCTTACCGGATCCAATGCGAGGATACAAACCACCTAAACTAAGAAAACTAGAGGAGTATGATAATGAGTAGACATCCTGAATTTAAAGCGGCTAAGTCTTTTACATTGGGACTATCAGAGTTAATGTGGTTATCTAAACATTGTAAACAAAAGAAGATTAAAGCTAGTGTTTTTATTAATAATCTACTTAGGGAAGCGATGTTAGAAGATAAAGAAGATGAAATATTACAAAATGGACCTACTGTTTATTGTAAAATCTGTAATGATTGGCCTATTCATACATTAGACATGATTTGCACAGGTTGTAATAAATTAAATATAGATCTAAAAAAGAGAATAGATAATAAAACCCAATAAGACTAAATAGGGTTTCCCCCTTTTAGGGGTATGGTAGCAAGACGTAAAGCCCCAAGACGTAGGGCAAGAAAAAGTTTTAACGTATCCGCTATAGAATTGGGTACTGCTTTATCTTTGTCTCAATCTACAGGGGCCGCAACTGCAATTCAAACAGCATTAAAAGGTGATATATCAGGCGCATTAATGAAGATGCAAGGTAAAATAATGCAAGATAAAAATAAGATTATAGGAACTTTAGGAGCCGCGTTCGTTGCTAAAGCACTAACTAAAGGGTTTGCATCCGGAACCCTAGCCAAACTTGGCCCAATCAGGATAAAGGCATAAACAATGGCATCATACAGAGTAAGAGAAGGGGCAGTTACGGCCGCCGATTCGTTTACGGCGCTCACGTCGTTATACGGACAATCAACAAGTGCAAGTGTTCAGGTACCTGCCAATAATTCGGCGATCGTTGGTTTGATAGTGGCAGTAAGTCAAAATTCAGCTACGGAAGATAATGCAACATTCGCGATTCAATTAACGGGGGATGCGATGACCGAACAACAGACCTTAACGGTTGGAGCCGCTACTAATGTAGGAACTGAAACATCTACAGGTATGACAATTTTACCATTTACTTTAGATGTAGCTATTCCAGTAACTGCAAGTAATCAAGTTTCTATTGCCGGAGCGATGGATGCAGACCTAGGGGAAGCTCAATTTAGTGTGACCCTCATTTTTGCCTAAAAATGGCAATAAGAAAAGTTTACGCACCGTATTCAACTACAGGTGAACAGGTAGGTCAAACACCCTTAGAAGGTTACGTAGACGTTAAGCAAAATATCCAACCTACAATTTTAACGGGGGAACTTGGAAAAGATGGCGAGTGGTCAGGCGTTACCGTTAGTGATAAGAATTTTACAATAGACCCTGAACACGCATCGGTAGCAAACGGGGCTTCAGTATTAAGCCCTCAAAGGTCAGACC